GCCAGTCTGACCAGCAATGCCAGCCCCCCAGCGACCCTTCACGGTACCAACATAGCCACGTTGAAAATCAAGTTGGTGTTCAATTGAATCAATCACATAATCTCCATCAATGATGGTACCAGTACCTTCGATGTTGAGCAGATTATTCAGTTTTAATCCAAGTATCTGTGGGCCTGAACATTTGGCTGTCAGACTCCATTCGTGCAGCGTGAACTCTTCAAATTGCGATTTTGCCAGTTTTACATTGTCATCGTGATGGCGATTAGCTGACTGCGCATAATGCGCTCGCCCAAAAGGCGAATCTTTGTTACCTTCAGGATACAGGGCGCGATTGCCGTCTGCTTCGCCAGCATGATCATAGTTGGTGGCATTCACATACCAGTCCCATTGACTGATATTCAGATTATGCTCAATCTCCAATGAGGTACAATTGGATGCTGTCAGCTTAGTAACACTCGGTTCCTCATAGATGCCTTGAGGTGCCACCGCAACAAACCCAACGGTGCCCTCTAGATCATTGTCCTTGAAAAACACGGTGCCCCCATCTTCATAATAGAACACACCGTACTCCCGCGAGATTTGCGAGTAGATATCATTGGGGTTCATCGTAGCATTATGACCATCCCGCCCATCCACCTTTTCTTCATTGGTTGGCCAGAAGCGACCCTTCATTGTACCGAGGTCAACTTTTTTCACTTGACTGGTATCGACTTCGATTTTGGTTTCCTTAGCCACCCGTTCAATGATCTCTTTGATAGTGGCGTTGGTATCGAAGCTGATTTCCTTACCATCAGTCAGTAACAGAAAGGTATTACGACCTGTCAAGGTCACCGTACCACGTACTGCGTCAATGGCTATTTTATCAACAAAACCACGAAACACTTCAGTCATTTCCGTTGTCAAGTTTTTCTCGAAACCTATCTCCACAAGTACCGACATTGAGATGAAATCAGCCCAGAAGAAATAGCCAAACTGACGCTGCTCCCACAAACTCAAAACAATTTTATGGCGATCAGCCTGATACCAGTTCTGTTTTTGTGTCATCACCGATAGGGTGATCGCAGTAACATCGATATCAGCTACATCACCCGGCGCCCGCACACCACCTTTGCCGATGAGCACACGATACCGAGGCCGCCAAACATCGCTATGTTGAGCAAAATCATTGGCACTACCACTCATCCCAGACCACCACCACCGCTTGGTACATTGCTTGCACCTTTCAGCAATCCTTGAAGAGTCGATTGATCAACACCGATCAACACGCCGGTTGGAATGACAGTCACTTCGGTCAATTCGATGGCATATTCAACATAATTATTTGCTTTATAACGTAACGTGAAGTGAGTGATTACACAATCCCGCGACCAACCAGTCCATTTCACTGTGACCTTATCACCAGCTTCATACATGGCATACAAAGCACGGGCGCGTGTATAGCCATCAGCCGAGAGGAATATTCCATCCCATTTGATCGGATCAGGATCAGGTCCCATCGAATCGATCTGTCTTGTGCCACCCGGCTGCTTATGAACGATTGCCCGAAATGGCCCACCCACATGAATGAACTCTGGGATTTCAAAGCCACCGAAGGTGATACTACCCGATGGTCCAGTGATCACCAGAATCGGATCGGGTTGGGATGTTACGAGGGGCATCGATTATTTAGAACCTACCAATCGAGGCTCCCGGCCCCATCGGATGCATTCTGGGATCAAACGCCGTCGAACCACCCATCGCAGTAGGGCCACCACCAATGATATGATGCGCCACATGCTCGCTGATACGTTCGCCATCCAAGTAGTTAGGACTATGGATTGTCAAATGCATATTGTTCGCGGGTACATCACCTTGTTCAGGATTGACTCGTGGGCCTTGGATATTGGGCGAAGACATCGCTTTATCTCGATCCATGGGTGTTGTCGCACCGAGACCTAATGGTGCCCCCATATTCGGTGTCTCGTTTTCAATCGATGTCGCCAAAGCACCACGCCGACTAGCCTCACCAATCCGATCTCTCGGACGTTCGTAGAACAACGAACCTGCCGCGCCCGATTCCCGTGCTGTGTTCGTCTTATTAATTTCAGCCCATGCTTTTTGTTCCTTACCTTTTGTCATTTCCCAATGCGCTGCTTGCAGCATTTGGAGATGAGTTGTATTCGGACTGGTCACATCGATACCGGTGCCAGCCAGAATGGCCCTTTGCCGATCCGGATGCCATTGGAAAGAACCTCTGGCTAAACCACTATCGCCAATCGCATTCTTATTAAATCCAGATTCAGCGCGTTCCTGTGCGGTCATACCAGCCGCTCGGTGTTTATTCAAACCTCCTTCTGTCTGCCAAAATTGCATCGATTCGTTTTGCAATCTTTTCTGTTCGGCAGTGGATAGTGGCTTGACAGGCGCATTTGATGTGGGAATCGAACCAACGCCCCCAGTGGCTGGTGACATAACGCCACTATGACCACCGCCATGAAATCCTCCGGCAGGCAAATTGCCACCAATCGTATGTCCAGCCAATCCTCCTTGTGCCGAAGTAAGCGCAATACCTGTACCATTTTTCTGAGCATCAATTGGTGCTCCACTTGAAACACCACCACCACCTCCGCCTTTTCCTGCACCAGCCCCACCACCTGTGCTACCAAACATCCTTACATTCAAGGTGTCCACGTTCATGGTATCGATCTTGATCGCGGGGATAAGCGGCCCTGTCGGCTTGCCCACACCGGGTATCTCTGATACACCAGCAGGCATTGGAATTGTCTGTGGCGTGATGCCCTGTTGACGGAAGGCATTGGCCGTCTGCTGTTGCTGTTGGGTTTGATTGATACCAGCAAGCTGATGTGCCAATGGACTATCAAAATCAGTCTGCTTCACTGTGCCACGCTCTGGCCGCATATCATTGGGTGATCGGGTGATCCGCGAGACACGAGGTGCATTCACCCGAGCGCTAACAGCGGTAGTCGTCTCTGTTGTTCCTGCAATACGATTTTGTACTGCGTGTTCGCGGACATCCTCGTCCGCTTGATTGAATGGTGCCGGTGGATGCACGTCACGGTTCTTCAAACCGGTGACGGCGATGCCACTAATCGGATCGACAAAGGTTTCATCGGGATGCTGTTTGGCATAATCGTCTTTCTCGATCATGCTCTTGGTCAGACCTTTATGCGCTGCTTTCAAAGTGACATCAGCTAAAGCACCGATCAATGCACCCCACAGACCACCTACAGCATAACCGATACCAGCACCTTCCAAGGCATTCTTCATTAATTCATTGGTACCAGAGTTCTCATCTGTGATGCCGTCCACTGCCGCTGAAGCAACCCCAGTGATCAAGAAACCCATCAGACCACGATTGACCACGCCACCCATGCCAGCCGCTTTAATGCCTTGTGCAGCGTTCGCGCCACGAGCCAATAGGCCCCCGCTAGCCCCCGCCAAAGCTGCTTCAGCCGACGCCGAACCAATCGCACCGGCGCCACTGCCAGCTACACGCGCACCCAAAGCAGCCCCGCCTGCAACCGTTGCGGCTGTACCTGCTGCTGTCGAGGCCGCCACAGAACCTGCCGTTGCACCAGCAAATGTCGATCCAATCGCAAACCGCGCCAGCCCCGGTAGACGAACCAAGGCAGCAATGGCCAGACGCAGTCCCAACAATGCAGCAATGACCAATGCAATGTCAGAAGCAAATTGGGCGATCTTTGGATGTTCATTGAGAAATAATGCCATCCGCGACATTGCGTCAGCAAAGCCATACAACGCATTGGTCAGACCACCAACCTTAGCAAATGAACCAACCAAATCTTCAAAAGAGGCTTTCACCGCCATCAGACTATCATTGAAATTACGACTGGCCCGATCGATATCATCCGCATTGTTGCCAAGTATGGCGGCTCGCCGTTCAAATCTTTCTGTTTTGTCTATCCCTGTTGGAGTGGCAAGATCAGCCATGGCACGACCAAAACGAACTCCACCACCTTGACCGCCAAATACTGTATTGATAAGACCACCAACCTCTTCGGCAATCTTATTTTCTGTAAACTCAGGATGTAGTCTTTTGGTATCCTGCGTAAGCTTTTGAGCAACTTCAATAGCTTTATCAAGGAAATTACCGTTGCCTTTAATTGCATCTTGTAGGAACAATCTGGCGTTACCACCCTGAAGATTAGGGGTTGCCATGATATTGCTTGTGTTAAGCAAACCGTGTTGTTCTAATATTCCCGCACCTTTCTTACTCAATTCCATCGGTGTAGTCATAGCGCGAAACACACTATTCAATGTTTCACCGGCTCTCTCGCCCAAGCTCTCATTCAATACTGCAAATCGCGCCATAGCACGAGGGTTGTTAGCAATATCCAATGCCTGTAAAGGCTGTGTCGCCATTCGAGCATTATGCATCAAGGTTTGTGGGGTGAAAATCCCCTGACCCAGAGCAATCATTTTCTGGAATGCTAGCGCGTTCTTGTTGAACAAATCTTCATCAAGTTGGCCAGTTTTTGGATTGTGGATATTTCCAAACGCATCAGCACCGCGTAGTAAATTGCGTGTTGCCCCTGTAATATCACCTGATTGACCGGTAATGCGTGCGGTAGAACGTGCCAAAATAGCGATATTGCGCGACGTCTCTGCTGATGCTTCCTTGCCTAAGATTCCAGAAATCTCTTGGCCCAAAAACAGTCGTTCAGCCATGTTGACCCCATGCACGGGAGTTCGGGCCGCCGCCATCCTAGTGCGGTCGATCTCTTCCTCTGAATGACCAGTTAATCGCATTGCTGCGATACGTTCATCCAACTTACCAACCGCATGGATGCCAGTGCGGACAAGTTCAGAGACACCTAGAGCCGCCGTGACACCAAGACCCCCCATGATGCCATTCTTGAAACCATCTATAGATTTTTGACGTGCGTCGATCTCTCCCTGAATGACACGTTGATGTTCTCTGTGAAGGCGCTCCTCATTCCTTAGTATCTTGTTCCGACTACTTTCTTCGAACTCAGCTAATCCACGCTCATTGATATATTTGGTAGCATCAAATCTCTCATTTTCCTTTCCGGCTGCTACATAAGTTCTCTGTATCTTGTTCCGACTAGCCTCTTCGAACTCACCCAATCCTCGCTCATCGCGATATTTGCGATTGGCTGTCACATTAGCCGCTGTAGCACCCGAGGTTGATGCACCACTCAATCCAGTCGGAATTGTCGGCATGTTGCGAATCGTATTGCTAAGAGATTGGAAATTGCGTTGGGTCAAAACGATCATCTGATTGATCGCATCAAGCGCTTTAGCAAGATCGGTCAACTGTTGTTGACCTGTTAGATTGATATTAATACCGACGGGAAGATTCAGACCGCCGAGACTACCACCTTGACCAATTGCCATGCATCAACTCACAAAAAAGGAAGGCTTTCGCCTCCCAATATTTACCCCTCAGTGGGGAGGTTGACTTAAAGGATGAATCGTGCAAGTTCCCTCTCGCCAATTATCGATATTGGTCTTGCCATTTGGCGCAAAATTGGTCACCTTCCAGTATTGCACACCCGGCGGGATCGCTTCCTGTGTAGTGATGTAACTACCATCAGGACGCTTCTGACACCACATCGTCGTGACAGATACCTGCCGCTGTTCTTCCTGCTGCCGATTAATCCCAGCAAGCTGTTGTGCCAATGGACTATCAAAGTCAGTCTGCTTCACCGTGCCACGCTCTGGCCGCATATCATTGGGCGATCGGGTAATCGAACTCGGGCGTGGCCGATTGGGCGGCGCATCTGCCGGGTCTTTCGGCACCATCAGAATCTGACTGTAACCGTGCCAAGGGTCCCACTGGTTGACCACCACACAGCCCAACGTCTTGCCACATTCATTGGGATCAGACTTCGCCTGCGCCGCGATCGGCAACAGACACAGCATCGACAAAAGCAACTTCTTCATGATCACCTCCAAGAGCGTCCTAGGCCAGACAGATCAATCTGTCAACCCTTTAATGCCGCAGCAATATGGCGACGCAGGATCATCCCAATCTCATTGGTCTTGGCGGTCAACGCTGGTTGGAGGAACGGACGTGGTGGGATCGTCACCGTCCCATACTCGTGAATCACTCCCAATGGATGATTGGTACCCACCTCAGCATGCAAGCCTACCACATGAGCCTCAATGCTGTCTCGCAATGCACCAGTACGCAACAATGGCTGATCCACAGGATAGCCCATACGTTGCTCTTCTTCGATCGTACTCTCAGATAATGGCGGCCAGTCAGAATGCTGATGGCCGATCCAATTCTTGGCTTCCTGTTTCACCAGTTCAGCAGCTTCCACCAATCCAGCTTCAGCAGCGATGCGGATGCGTTGTTCGAGTTGTTGCAAGACTTGAGCGATGTTCATCGCTTACTTATACTCATTAGGGCGCCAACGCATATTGTCCCACTCCCAGATACCACCCTGTTGTTGGCCAAAAATGATCTGAAAAGCTGTCAATTCAACCGAATCCAGCGCGAACACCACGTCCCAAGGAATGCCCTTCGATACAAGGTAAAGGGCAACGCCCAACGCTGAATCCGTTGCTAGTTTTTTATTGCGACCTTCTCATTTTCCTCAACTTCATTGCGCATCCGATCGTCAGCAATAATGGCATCCCAGCCATCGTCGCCCAACCATTCCAGACGCCCTTCGAGGAAACTGATCTTGGTCTTCGGTGGCCCAGCTTCACCATCAATGTCGATCACCGCCGCCGCTGTCGCCAACATGCCATAATACGGCCCATTATTGGAATGCTCAGCCAACACTCGCGCCAATCGGGCACGTTCCATGATGCTGAGGTTCTTATAACGAATCACACGGCCACTGGCGTCAGTGACCGTGCGAACAGGATTGGATTCTTTCACAAAAGACGTTTCGAGCGTCTCAATCGTCGGCTTGTTTGACATCATATCACCTTCTAGAGGTTGGTATTTAGCAACCTCTCAAGGCGTCAATTGTCAAGTCACGAAGAACGAATTATTCCCAACGCCAACGCCATTGACCGATCGACGTGCTGCGCGAAACTCCAAACGACACGAAGTGGCATCATCACCACGCCACGTGCCAGAATCAGTCTGTTTGAGACTGACATCAAGGAACGCGATATTGGTGACACCACCGGCGCCAGAAGATGAAGACACAGAGATTTCTAGCCGACCTAGCGCATAATCTTTACCGCTGAACCATGACTGCTCAATCTCCGCAATTCCATTATCGACATTGCCCCGGCCACGATCATAGGTGATCGTACCAGACCAAAGCTTCGGGAGATCAGCAACCAGCACACGGTTGTCGAGACGAACACGTGTGACATCCTGTGTTTCCTGCTTGGCGTCGAATTGCATAACATTTTCCAGCGCAATAGTAGTGCCGTCAGCATTTACCAAAGCGATGTGAAGATCGTGCCCGGTGTTGGTGAATCCAGCAGTCGTTGCATTAATGCCCATCTAAAATTATCCTTGATTCTGAACAGTAACCGTAACAGTACTGCCGCCTTGAAGGTTGACTATGAAGGTGCTATTTATGGAGGGGTAGACCGCCTGAACTGTCGCCGTAACAATACCAATCTTGGTTTGTGAAGGCGGATTGTTCTGCACATTGCATTGAACAGCGTAAGGAGTCGTTCCATCAGTCGTCGCCAACAGACCAGCACCAGTCAGGTTCTGCATGAATTGACTAAGCGTCGCCGTCACATTGAAGAACAACTGCGGCGTAATCACCTCACCAATATAAAAACCCATGCCACTTGCGAGCGTCTTTGCGATATAGTTGGTCAATGTCGGATAGTTATCCAACTGTAACGTGAGATTCGTGCTGCTGGTATGCCCACTACGACACGTCCAGATATTGAATCCACCTGCACCGGGGAGAGTAACCACGTCAATACCGCTCTGGAACAACGAAGTCAAATCAGCAGTCGTATACGCAGTCTGATTGATCCCCGAGATTCCTGTCTTCTGTGACCCTGCTATACCAAAGATCGGCTTATTCAGCGTCACATTCTGCGGAGACAGATTGGCCAAACGACCAGCCACAAATGCCTGCGGCGACACCAAACGGGTCACACCCGTTACTGGATCGTCCCAATAGAGCCAGTCACCATGGAGGAGTTTCGAATAGGCGCTATCCAGTCCAGCAGTACGCTTGGCAGTAACCGCGTTGGTTACTGTCGTACCAGATGGAATTACCTGAATGGCATAACTCGAATTGCCAATGGCAAATGCATCGATTGTCGTCCACGCTGTCGAATCATCAACATCGCAGCAATCAAGAATGGCGACATTCAAGTTCGACAAGGCATACATGCCACTCGGAACCGAACTGTCACCCGTCAAAACAGTCGCAGTGATCGTGCCAACACCATCACCACCACCCACCAACTGATAAACCGCAGGCAGTGAAGGAATAGTAGTACCACCACCAGCGACAGCCGTCACCCAAATAGAAGGCTGTCTCAATGCATTCTGGCCGTTATTGACCGCTGCCGCCAATGCCACCCAGGTGGAATTGAAATTGGTCGGCGTAAAGGTCAACACCACACCAGAACCAATGCTCTGTGAGGATGATAGGACAAAATGGGTAGGATCGGTAATCGACGCGACCGTCGGCGCCGAAACAACGCCAGTCCCAGACACCACCATACCGACCACCAAAGACGCAGTCGA